CCCCAGCGACCACCTTAAGACTGATGCGTTCAAGTTTGGTAACACGATGTGGGACTCTGACCCTAACTACAAGGGGCCAGCTCCTACTCAAGATCAAACGAACCATTATGTGTACCTGAATACTCTGCTACGGCAGAACCCAGGAGCTAGGCCAGGAGGTTCTGCGTATCAAGCGCCAAATTATAATGTCGGCGCCCCTTCGCAGTCCTATTCTACTGGTAACTTTGGTCAGCCACAGAGTAAGGAAGGGCTACTGGCAGGGTACTTAGACCAGAGCTTATCAGACACTAGGGCGCTACAGACTGACCCAATACCTGAATCTGGTGTAGGCTCAGGCACTGGCAGTGATGTATTTGATCCTAACTTGGTTTCTGACCCTGACGTAGTCACGGACCCTGACGTAGTCACGGACCCCGAAGGTCCTTCCACAGGACTTAGCCCAGACGCAGGTACGTTTCCACCCACAGAGGTAGACCCGTATGGTATCTACGATCCAAGTAATACCACCACTCAATGGTTTATTCTTGACGGTTTGGGTAAAGTACCCAATCCTTACTGGGAGGGGTTGCCTTCTAACCAGCCAGAGCCAGAGCCAGAGCCAGAGCCTGTGGATGAGTCTCCTTTTGGTATCAACCCAGGAACGGGTAACAGTTTTGATCAGGGTAACATAGACGAGTACAACGCTCGGATGCCAGGATGGGACGCTAACAACACAGGTAAGATTGAGCCTGTGGAATGGGCCGCGTTTCAGCTGAATAGGGATGACCCCGTAGCAGACTTTGTAACTGGTAGATCGATCTACCAGCAGCACCGGTTCTACAACGCTCTAATGGAAGGCGTGAAACACTCTGACTTGGATATAGACACACAAGCTAGGATACGTGCGCTAGTTGGTCAGGTCTGGCCTCATGGGGTTGAGGGCTAGTACCTCAGCTCTATAAGCTTCTGCAAGAAGTGCCCCGCCTTTAGTAAGTCTTCCTTACCATTCTTATCCTGGTGACGCATAACGTACTTGATTATTTGCGCCTCCATATAAGGTATCCCGTTGTATTCTACTAGGTCCCAGTGCTGTATTTCTTGGCTTTTGTAATGTGTTCCGCCTACTTGGTCATCATTCGCTGACACCTAGCACCTCCTGTATTTCTTCAATTATGACTATTAGCATATCGTTGGCCTTGGTAGGAGCCTTTATAGCCCCCATTGCTTCAGCCACCGCGCCAATAATTTTCATGGCGCTACCATTCCCCAACGTAACTTGTCTTAGGGCAAAGTAGGCCATTTCCAGTAGGTCGGCTGCCTTGCAGTCTATAGCCATTGGCGCACCCTCCGGCCCTGACAGCTTGTACTCCCTAACTATAGCGTCCTCTGAATCAGCTACAGCGTCAGCCATCACATCCCATATCTTTTTGGTAGGGTGCGGGGTATCCCCTAGCAGGGCCTCCGGTACGTCATGGTCTAGCATGGCTGTTATGGCCTGTAGCTGGTACTCTGAACTTTTGCCCTCTAACAAGTATCTTAATATTTGTACGGCCCCATAGGTGTGCTCGCCAACTGTCTGGGTGCCCAGTATATCAGTGTTGTGGTAACGCTTAACACTCTGCGCCTGGAGCTGTAGGTAAAGTCTATCCTCTATAGTCATGTTGTTCTCTTGCTGTTGTTGTAGCATTATTATACGCCTCTACGGTTAGACCACAACTCGGCGGCATGACGCCAAGCAGGGCATTGAATGTCTTTTATGTGCCAGTTTCTACGCTCTCTGTCAAGGTATGCATTCCGCATTGGGGTTGCTACCTCATTAAACCAACTGTAGTTGAGGGACCCCTTGCCCTCACAAAACCTTTCAGCATCTTGTAGCCAAGACTTAATGTGTATGGTTTTCCCTTCTGAGTGCAACGGACGGGGTACATGTTCACTTGCCGTCTGTCGAAATGTATCAGCATGGTTAGCTTCCCTGTTATTCAAAAGACCCCAGTGCCGCTCGTAGACGTGGAGGTTGTTGCTGAACACTCTGTACACCCCAAGTCCTACCCCAGTACTGCGAGCCATGAGCTCCTGTAACATTGTCATGTGGACTATGTTGGCCCCTAGTGCTCCCCATATAAGGTCATTACTGCGGTTGATGACCGTCATGTTTAGACGGCTGTTTACAACCCTGAACATGATCTGCGTGTTGCAGGGCTTGTCCTTGTCATCGTTGTACAGGTCTCTAGGGTGCCACATCTGTAGGACGTGCTGCCTACTAGTGGGGTTCCGCAGTATGCTAGTGGCTAGAGTGTTCAACTGGTCAAACCCAAAGTAGCTCCGCCACCTCCACCCATAGGCACCCATAAGAACCCCCTCATCAGCGTACTGAGCTATACCTTTGTTGAACTGCTGTATCCATTTAAGGTCATTGCGCCCCGCCCACATCCATATAGCCTCCATTAGATGGAAGAAGGGGTTAGCATCTCTGTGGTCATTGTACAACACTCTAAGGTCTGGCCGCATAAGACGGAGGGATACGGGGGCGGTATGAGTTAGCACCCTCCCGTTGCGCGTTTCCTCCTCTACTGCATGACGCCTGAACTGCCACAGTGCTTCTGCGTACAGTCCGTCTGCTGTTACGTCGCTAATTTCCATATTCACTCCATGCTTGGGCTATAAGATGCTGGTATTTCAGTTCTTCTAACTGCCGCATACCTTTGTCCAGTCTATCTTCTAGTACGTGGGCTGTGAGCGCCCTGCCTGTTCGTTCTTTGTACGCCGTTGCTAGTCCAGGCCATGCTAGGCGCACAGCTTCTAGTAGGGGCTCCCCCTTCAGCCCCGTTCGTATGCTTACGACCTTTATCTTAGCCAAGTCCATCTTAGGCCATCTTGGAATGACATACCCCCGCCTAGATGGTCTAGCTTTAGGGGCTAGGGCACTTCGAATATCTTGTACTTGTCTCACACCTCCTACTCTGTTACGCACCGTTGTACCTCCTCTTACTTTTACCAGTTTTATGAGTTACCCGCATGAACTTGTCAAATTCACACAAGCAGTTTTGAAAGTCTTGCATACACATCACCTGCTCTTTAGGAGCTAGGTGGCCCCGCACTCTGGTCCACGCCTTGTAGATAGCATTGTGGTAGGCTCCAGGCGTTACCTTGCAGTCTAGTATCCACCCTAGTCCCCGCAAGCTTCCAGGGCCGTGCGCGGACCATGTGTTACGGTCTACGGCGTTCTGTAGCGTGTGTCCTACTGTGTTCTTTAGGTCTGCCACAACCTGCGCCGCCATGAAGCTGCCAAAGCCCTCTAAACCCGTTAGAACGCCGTGGGCGCTGTTTAGGGTGCTACCTATAGGTATGGTAGGGCTAACCCTAAAAATGGCTCCTAGCACCTCTATGGCGTAGTCTACTTTGCTCATTGGCTGGCCGTGGGTGGTTACTACATACGCCGACCCCCAGAAAGGCTGTGTGTTGTTCGCTACCACACCAAACCTTTCAGCGTCAAAGTGATCCCAAGGCCAGTTAAGTGCCTTTAGTGACTCTATGCGATTGACTAGCCGCGCCATGCACATATTCGCTTCTATGTTATGGAGTCCTTGCAGCGCCCACTGAGTGCGGACCCACCTTGTTACCTTGTCGTCCTCACGGTGTACGTTGCAGAAGTACGTTTGCTGCATGACCTCGTTGTCAGACCAAGGCTTGGACTTACCCTGCTCCTTGGCCTTGCGTATGTTCTCACGTTCTGTTATCCAGTATACTAACGCTTCTTCATTCACTTGCCACCGCCTTGACCAAGTCATGTGCCTGTGATATTAGCTGCAAGTGGTCTATCTCTTCAACCCTGAACCCCTGCTGCTTGGCGTTGTTCATGTTGTTCCACACTCGCTCATGGTCGCCCCTTGTGTTGTCCTCATTAAAGGGCCGCATATCCCCACGGTCAAACCGCCGCTGCTGTACTCTTTCTAAGCACTTGAACAGGGGGGTGTCCAGATAGGCCAATACGTTGTGCTCCTTACCTAGCGTCTCCTGCATGGCCCCTACCGTCCCCAGCATGTGGCTGATCATTAGCCCTTCAAACAGAACCAAGTGGCCCTGATTAAAGTACTCAGATAACAGCTTGGCTGACAGTGTTACGGATGGGATGGTATCACACCCGCCGTTGGTGGGAGTGTAGTTGCCCAGTATCCTAGCAGACCTACCAAACAGTTCACCTTTGTATGCGTAGATGTCCCTTGGTTTACGCGCTCTGCCGGACTTGGTTGGTTTGGGGTTGAAGTGCTGTAGAGCAACGAACTGCTCAAAGCTCCCCAGTTTTAAGAAATGGCGCATAATGGTAGTCTTGCCTGTACCACTCGTGCCCCTAAAATTCACGCTTTTCCCTTGCATGCTCTTGCTCCTAAATTAGAATAAGGGGAGCTGCGTTAGCCTCCCCAGTTGCGTTACGCCGCTTTTTCTTTCTTAGGCTTTGGCGCTGGCTTAACGTAGTCTATAGGATAGACCGTACCGTCTTCACCAGTGATGGTAATGCGCCCAGAACGGGCCAACTTACGGATGTGGCTGCGGGTTCCACCTGCGGCGTTGAACTCGTTGACGTCAACACCCTTACCTCGGCCCTTGCAAGCCTCAGCAATGATGTTGTAAGGCTTGTCTAGCCCTTTGCCGATGTGGTACGTTCCGTCTTCAGCAGTTTCAGGCATCTTGTCCTTAACCACTGCCAACACTGAAGCGGGGGCAATGCCGTAGTCAAACTTCCTGGGACGTGCAGCGCCAGTCTCGTTCTTAGCTGGTCCAGCGTCTGCCTTGGGCTTGGATGTTGCTTTACCCTTAGCTTTAGACACAGCCTTGTCAATAACATTTTCTGTTGTTTTTTCAACCATTGTGGTTTTCCTCATTAAGGTATGATTTTAAGTAATTGAGCAAAGAACTTTGTGAAGTATCCTTGCCTCGTAACGCTCGCATAACAGCAAGCTCAATAGTGCTTCTTGCCAGTATGTGATGAACAAACACATGGGAATTGTCATTCCCTTGTCTTCTAACACGGCGAATGAACTGCATGTATTGTTCTAAGTCCCACGGTAGCCCATAGAACGCAACATGGTTACTTCTGCCTTGCAAGTTTAGCCCATGCCCTATGGAAGCGGGATGGGCTAATAACACTGGGATTGCTCCCATGTTGAAGCCAACACATAGATCATTAGCCTCTTTTGTGGACACACCACTACCGATGTAGGGTACGTCCCCAAACTCAGCACGGATAGTTTCTATCTCATGCTTAAACTGGTACGCGACTAGCAAGGGGGCTTCCCCTATGCTCTCATGTAGTTCTTTTAGAGCCAGTGCCTTCTCTTTGTGTATCTGTAGCACTTTCCCTTCGTTGTCATACACAGCCCCGCCGCACAACTGTCTCAGCTTTATACTCACAGCAGCCGAGGAGGGGACTAGCACCTCCGTCTCCTGTATGATAGCCATAAGCTCTTCTTCAAGCTCGTTGTAGATAGCCCTAGCCTCTGCTGGTAGGTTCACCTTGATGTCGTTGTACACCAGCTCCGGTAGCTCTAACCAGTCAGTGTCTTCAAGGCGCATGGTAAACGGCGCTATCAGGTCAAGTATAGTGTCAAACGCTGAGGGGGTAGGCTCCCACCCAAACCCTGTGTGGTCAGGGGTGAAGAACTTACGCCTAAAGTGTGTGATAAACTGGCCTAGTGCCACCCCTTGATCAAGGATGTAGATCTGACCAAACAGGTCCATGAGGCCGTTGGGCGTCGGTGTACCTGTTAGGCAGTAGCGGCGGGAGAACGTATGCAGCACTTTTTTCAGCATTTTGAATCTCTTTGTACCTGCCTTCTTGAATTTAGTGCTTTCATCTATGACCAGCATGTCCGGCTTGATCACAGCCAGCTTGGAGGTCTCGTACTTCCACCGCCTATCTAGGACGTCGCTACCTAGTAGCCACGGTAGTCCTTCTGGGTTTATAACGTAGATGTCAGCAGGGCGAGCCAGTTCAGCGTCTTTATGCTTCCCGTGAAGCACCCTAACTACCAAGTCATTGAACATAGACCATTTGGCAACCTCCGAGGGCCACACCATGTGACACACACGGAGGGGAGCAATTACCAGCATGGTCCGAGCCATGCCCTGCTGACGTAAAATTTCAAACGCTGCTAGTGTAACGGAGGTCTTGCCTAAGCCAGGATCAAGGAACATCCCCGCAGCACCATGTTCAAGCATGAACTTAATGCCGTCCTTTTGGTACTGGTGCGGTTCCCAATGCTGAGCCCTGTTGAAACTCATAGCTCTTGCTCCAAGATGCGTATTGCTGCTGCTGCGTTATCAAAAGTATACGCTTTTTGTTTGTAATCCACAAGGGTTCGTAAACGAACTGCTTGCAATTTGCGCGGCTTCTTACCTGGACGCTTAAACTCTATAAACACCACCGCCCCCTTGGGGAATATGTACATACGGTCAGGCCAGCCAGCATAGTCCAGGGCAATGCTGACAACCTTGTGGTCCTTAGCCCAGCGTGTGACTGGCTTAACTACGTCTTTTTCAAGTTTGTACACTCACACACCTCTCTTCGCTGTTCATTAAGTTGTGCGGTTACATACTCGCACTGAGTACATAACCACACAACGCCATCACGACTGATCTGTATGATGGTCCAACTAGCCATGCTCACACTCCCCGCCTATACTTCTGCGTTGGAAGCACCACTTACACTTGTAGGAGGGGTTGGCTGCGAAAATTGAATCCGCTCGAATTTTAGCAGCAACTTTATCGTAAGCAGCCTCTAGAACACTAAGGTCCTCGGCCCTCGTGTACACTCCTCTGGACACCTTACCCTGATCCATGTAGTGATACTCCACTGTAACTTCATCAACGTCGGGCTTCCACATAAAGGCGCTGAGTGCGTACCTGTCCATTTCAATAGCGTGGTGGTCATACATCTTACCAGACTTGAGGTCTTGCACCGTTACGGTACCCCCTTGATCTAGCACTGCGTCATACACTACGCGCCATGCCGCATCAGGGGCAAACCATTCTACCACCTGCCAGTCTTTATTAAAGGCTATTTGGTGCTCCGCTGTTAGCTCCCCCTCCGCCGTTAGTAGGCTAATGAGCGGTTCCTTAACCCGCTGTAGTATAGGGGGAAAGTCCAGGCTGCGGTCGTTTATTAGGTCCTCCTGAGACTTGTGTATCTTAAGCCCCCGCGCCATTGCATCGTTGGGAGCCTCCTTGTACTTGAGTATGAACTTAAAGTACGCCTTCTTAGGGCAACCCCCTTGGTCTGGGTCGTACGTGTTGATACGACTGTTAGACAGCGCGTATATCTTAGGCTTCATAAACCCCATCACCGTTCCTCCACTAGATACTTACCTAGATCTGGGTTTTTGTGACCATCTGCATCGTGCCACGTTTCACCAATGTACAAGTCACTGGTTAGGGGTACGTCAAGGGCCAACTCTATACCCGCCATTGCTGTTTCCAGTAGGTCATTCTGGTACCTGACGTAACTAACAGGGACAGATAGGTTCACCTCGTCGTACACCTGAGCTAGTAGGTGGCCTACCCCGCCTTGGTCATAGTAGTCTATGATACCCTGCTTGGTTAGGTCACTGGCGCTACCCTGTATCAAGTGGTTTAGTAGCTTATAGCTGAAGCGGCGGCCATTTATAGGAGGCTCAGCATACATAAGCCTCCCACCCACTGTCCGCACCGCACTACCCTCATCCCCTATGTCCTTAACGTCCTTGCTTAGGTCCTTAATGCCTGGAAATGCGTCGAAATAACCCTGTTTGAGTTGAAAGCCCATTGGATACTCAACACCTAGATCCACTGCCAGCATCTTAGTCCCCTTGCCGTAGCAGATACTGAATGCTATGATCTTAGTAGCGCCCCGATTCAGCTTAATGGTTGTTACCTCCTCAATGAGTGCGGCTGCAAAGGCATGGGGGTCCATGTTGGCATCCTCCTTAAAGGCCTCCATTAGACTACCATCTTCAAAATGGGCCAGTATGCGTATTTCCTGGGCGCTGTAGTCACGCTTCAGCCACACATGGCCCTTGTCCGGTAACAAGTAACTCCTCACTAGGGGTAGCTCTGGGTAGCCCTCCGGTGGTGCGTCATACTCATTGGGGACATTAGCAAAGTTCGGGCGGGTGCTGGATATACGCCCTGTTCGGGTACCATACCCCTCAGGGTTCCGTACTTGGTGCCAGGAGGTATGTAGTCTGTCGTAGTTCTGCCCAACCGTTAGCCCATGCCAAGGCCTCAGGAACGTGCTTAGAGCGTTTTTAAGCGCCCCCCTATAGCCAAGTAGCCCTAGCAACCGTTTATTGTCTACGGCGGCTCCTAGGCTGTCCTTGCTAACACTCCTATGGCCCTTTTTGGTGGGTAGCCATTTGGTAGGGTCAGCTAACCCCTTAGCCTCCAACGCGTCGCCTAGTTGCTTGGGACTGCCAATAATGTCTGGGTCTGTTATCCCCATAGTTTGCATTATTTCAGTGTCCACTATGATGAGGTTAGCTTCCCAGCTATGTAGGTCCTCTGTTAGCCTCGCCGTGTCAACCAGAATGCCATGCCGCTCCGACTCAAGTAGGATTGGCATTAGCTGGCGCTCACGGTTGTACGCTTCCAGCATTTCATTTTCTTCAATGTACGGCATTAGGAAGTTAAACAGCGCACTTGTGCGGTCAGTATCCCCCTTAGCATACCGCCCGACAAGCTCTGCTGGAGCGTGGGCTATCCATGCCCCTGCCTTCTTCTTCCTAGTACACCCTGTATAGGCCATTATCCAGTCGTGTAGCTCATCCCGTTCTTCAGCAGGCCAGTCAAGCAGGTTTTCACTAGCTGGCTTCAGGGCTACAGTTCTGGCGTGTGGATTGTACAGGTAGAGTAGGAACATGGTATCATGCACTCTATCCCAGCTTGGCATGTCAACGTCCATCCATGTTTCGGCTACATCAATGTCAAACTTAGCGTTGTGGAATAACAGGTCTACATCATCTGCCCAGATAGCTTGCAGGGCTTCCCGCGCACCTTCTATGTTGCAGTTATTACCTTCTGGGTGACCCCATGCTAGATAAGTGCTAACTCCCCGCCCTTTAATCGCAACACCGACTGGCCGTGGAGGATAGTGTGGTCTATCCTCAATGGCCTCAGTTTCAAAGTCGATGGTTACAATGTCACGCACGGGCCTTGCTCTTACGAGCTGGCTTTTTGGGTTCCTCTTCCACGTTGGCGTCGTACGCTTTGTACAGTATTGGTTCAGACAGTTCTATCTTCTGCCTGATAGCACCGTACACTTCGGGGGTGGCTTCAAAGTCAATACCCTCAAGGCAGTTAAAGATTGCCTTGAACTGGGTTTTAGCATCAGGCTCAGCAGAGATTTGGGTAATAACTCCCCACTCCGGCCTCTTAAACATGCCGCTGACTTGGTTGACGTACTGGTTCCAGTATTTACCACTCGTTACTGGCAATTTCAGCACCGCTACTTCTGCCGCCAACATGCTCTGCTCGTCAGCTATAGAATCTGCTGGCACCACAATGAGCCGATACCGTTGTTGACATGCCTTGCCTCTACCTCTTGGGCTACTGCCCCACTCCAGGTTTGGGCATCCAGCGCATGTGTCATGTTGCGGGGTTTCTGACTTCTCGTTGGGGGCCATATCATCTTCATCGGTCCCCAGTGAAAAGCAAGCGGGGGATGTTACATTGTCGGGGTCATAGTCCTTGTCATAGTAGCTGTGCTCAAACACAAACCCGAGCACTACCACATCCAGTGTGTTTCCGGGAACTGGAGTACCACCGTAGGATACTATGCCACCACGGAGGCTGATGCTACTAGCTTCCGGTTTAACCATATCAGCCGACTCTTTAGCAAAGCCAGCCATTTCATCTTCCCATTTAGCGGGTAAGTTTTCTTCAGTCATTAGAACTTCCTCTTTAGATTTTACGAACGCTTAGAGCAGTTTCTTCGTTTTCCACCACTCCAGGCAGTTGGTCCCCTGCATCCCAATGCTCACGTACAGCACCCACTCCAAGGCGGCGTTGTAACAGTGAAAGGTCTTGAGTTTCAAGGATGTAAGCGTCTAGCTTATCCCAGTCTACAACCAAGGGGTTGATACTGGTTTTAAGCGACACTCTACACAGCTTACCCTCTACTCCGTTGACACCTTGTTGCTGGAGTATGTCGATAAGTTGATTCTTGGTTAGCTTTTCCTCATCCTCAAGTGCTTCCACTTGCCGTTTGAGTTCCAGCCGTTTGTCTCTTAGTGCTTTGTATGCGTCAGCGAGGAGTGCTATCTCCGCCAACGTCATTTTCTTCTTGCCCATCTTAGATCCCTGTTGTTGTACGTTGCACCCACATTATAACACAGAGAAATGGGGGCACAACGCTGATTTACGAAGCGTTACGCCGCCTCCTTTAGATGGGTGCTGGCTAAGTCCCACAACTGCTGGTTGTAGGTCACGTCCTTAGTCACGCGGTTGATTGGCCGCAGTACTGAGCGTCTACCTGTTGCGCTTCTACCCTCAATACCTCCCTGCATTAAGTTCTCCTGCACCCTGTTGTAGACCCGCCACACGTTGTCCCCCTTGTCTTCATCACGCTTGGCATGGAGTAGTAGCTTGTGGTCATACGGGGTATCCTTACCGTGGCGTATCTGCATAGCCTTCTCAGCAAAGGCATTCTGCTGCCTACTGGTAAGGTCAGTGTCCTGGGCAGTTTCCACCCAGTGCTTCAGCTTGGGTACATACTCCTGCATCAGGGCGTCGCTCTTAGTAACCATCTGCTCCGCTGCGTCACCACGGTGGTAGATGGTCTCGTTGGCAAACGTGTCCCCCGCCATGAGTCCATTGGCACATACGAACCTGAACATACCAACAAACAGCCGGAAGGCTGTAGTACCGTCATGGGAACTAACCAGCAGTATTTCTGGTGTGGCGTCACCGACTATCACCTGCTTGTCAAAGGACTCAACGGGCCGGAAGGCTAACAGGTGGCGGGTAAAGTTCATTGCCTCACTGCTTCTGGTTTGCTTCTGCTGCGCCCTGCTCACGCCGTAGCCATTATCCATCATGGACGTGATGAGCTCACTGGTGGGTAGGTGTACATAGCGCTCACTCCTGTTGGGGTGGGCTGTCTTATGAAAGGCTGAGGGGCAAGCCTCTTCAACCTGTACTATACTCAATGGAGTTTTATTTCGCATTGTCTCGCTCCTTAAAAAGTTGGAGGCAATAGGTTATCGCCTCCTTGGGTTCTGGGGCAAAGCCAACTAAGACTACGCCCCTGTAATTGAATACGGCGTACCACAGCCCGTCATTTTCCTGTGTCAGCTTCATACCTTCTCCATGGTTGGGTGGTACTCAAGGGCTTGCATGGAGTTGCGGTTTTCTTCCACCCTTGCTATGTCACGGTGGAATCTGTCGTTAAGGTTGCCCTCCTGCCTATCAAACTGCTCCAGCTGAGCCTTGTATGGGTCAAACCCATGTGGCAGCTCCTGGCACACCCAAAACTCCTTAACAAGGAACTCTTCCCCACCCTCAACCCACCAGTCCGTAATGGTGTACTTGAATTGCTTGGTGCTGGGAGTGTACCTCCCCACCAAAAAGAGCTTAGTGAACGCTACGTCAGCGAACACGATACCCAATGACCCCCAATCTTCTTCGTCGTGCAGGTACATTTGGTCTACTGCATCCCCATGACGCACCGTTATCATGGGCGAACTGCCGTACTCCCCCTCCTCTACACCCACTACGGCGTATGCGTCCTCCTTATGCTTATGGCCGGTCCTGTGTGAGTTCGCCCAAACTCCCTTGAACACTCGGTTTCCGACCTCGACGGGGGTTCTTGTTTCTTTGTGCATGAATCTCATAACATTTGCTCCTGTTGTTGTCCTGCGAAGTAGCAGGGAAAAGGGGCTCCTTAACCCCTTTACTCTGTTACCTTCTGTCGTTGGGGTTGTGGCATCGCGGACCTTGCCACTCCCCGCATTCAATACATTTGTACTGCCTTTCTGTATCAACCCAAGTGATAGCTTCGGGCTTATGACAGTGCTTGCACAATCCCTTTTCGAACTCCTTATTCATCGGTTGGGGACGTAGATGTTGATGCCCATTTTTACATCCTGGGTATCATCTACTGGGATGTTGCCTTCAGTGCTGGCAACGCGGATGGTCTTACCGGACTTGCTTACTCCGCCACGGTGTGACAGATCAACTGTAATGGTAAGAGTGTCGCCCTTTACGGACGTTTTAATGTTTTCAGACATTTACTTGCTCCTTAGTTGGTAGAGTCTCATACAGGTACAACATGAACTCTTTTTCGTCCCAGCTTAAACCTGCCACAAAGAACTTGGCGTCCTCCACCGTAATGGGCTTGCCGTTCTCGTGGACATGCTTTGTAACAAACCACTGGACACATTTTTCATCTAAAGACATGCTGTTGCTCCTGTTGTTAGATTGCGGTGTTACCGAACCACCAAAACCATTATGCGCCTCTGGCATTCGTTTGCAAGGGTTAATTTTGCAGGAGTTAGTAAACACTTACTAACTAAAAGGGTACTTGGTCCCGAGTTTTTATTGGGGTATACTAAGTGCTGGGGAAAGGTGAAACGACCCTTCCCGCAACAAGAAGGGCCATTTCGAGGTTGTGGTGTTAGGACACCACTGAGCAAGAGTGCTCATTATACCACGGCAGGCCTCACCACACCACAAAGGAGCAAGAATGGGTAAAGTAGTCAAAAAACCTACATATAGGATACCAGAACCACTGAAGGGTCCAAGCTTTGCAGTCGCAACTGGCAAGGATCCCACTATAACTAGTCCAGCCCTAATGAAGGAGGACCTCGCAAGGTCTGGCCTAACCCCAGATGATATAGATGCTCAGCCACTGTATACTCTGCGGGAGCACCAAGAAGCTGCGTACTACATACCGTATCATGATCTTAACGGCAAGGTCATACTAGCCAACGACAAAACAGCACTGGTCCACAGGCTGAGGCAAACACTGACGCTTGAAGCAGAGCAGGAGGGAAAGCATGGAAAGTACCAAGGGCAGAGTTATGCGAAACTTCCCGTTAAGTATAGAGGAATTCCGTACATCCTTCCTAAATTCTGGTCGTTCGAAGGCAGCGACAGCTTGTTTATATGTGAAGGTGAAAAGAAGGCAGCTAAGGTCATGCTTTCACTCGGGGTCCCCGCCCTTGGTATTCCAGGTAAGGATAACTGGCGCACAAAGAAGGGAGATACACGCCTACACCCATGGATACGCAAGGCCATCGAAACTATACAACCAGAGCGAGTGTACATCGTTCCAGATGGAGACATCAGAAGGCCCCTCATCAGTAAGTCTTACGACGAGCTTCGGTACGCAGTTAGAGCTGAGTTTGACGGAGAGGTAGTAATACCCGAGCTTCCGCACTACGATGACAAGATAGATGACCTCATAGTAGACTGGGAGGTAAGGGGTAGGGACGTAGTTAAAGAGTTCAACGCCCTGCCAGCCAGAACAGCGTTCAGGGAACCACTTGAGCGCCTGATAGAAGAGTACGACCTTATGTGTACCTTCGCACAGTCGGGTCGAATGACAGTAACTCTGTGTGAGGCCAACTACTCCAAGTTATTTAGGGAGCATCCCAGCTACCGAGGGCTCTGGTATGATACAGACCGTAACACCTGTATGCTGGATGACCAAGTTGTTACTGACCCAGTCGCCAGCGGACTAGTCGAGTTCATGCAAAGCAACCTCAGCATGGGTAGGGTCCCAATGAAGGGGGGAGTACACTGTTTAGCGAATGTCTGTAAGGATAACAGCAAGGGAAAGTTCCTAGATAACGTAATGAGTACCGAGTGGGACGGGGTTGAGCGGGTAGAGACCATGTTTATTGACTACTGCGGTGCCCCAGACACTCCAATAGTAAGGGAGGTCGGTAGTAAGTGGCTGGCAGCTAGTCTGGCTCGGCTTAAAGTCCCTGGAACACCAGTCGATTACATGGTTATTACGAGCGGCCCCCAAGGCATTGGTAAGTCCAGCATACCTAACATACTCTGGGGCTATGACTATACTACCAACATGCTCAGCGGGGATCTATCGAAAGCTAACAGCGAGGTCGTTAGGCAGGCTCACGGAGGGCTGGTTTGTAACTT